TAGAATTAGATGATAAATACTGCGAAATATCTAAAAATCGCATCCAAAAACATACTATATGTAGTGCTTAACAAACATCTAAAACCACAACATATAGAGTTTAAATAAAACCCGTATTCTATCGAGACTGGAAGAAGCCAGTTTTTTAAAAGAGATAAAACATATAACCAAAATAGGCTCAGAGCCGTTTATATAGAGTTTATATATTAGTAACTCAGTATTCCGATCTTAGGATCGTTTCTATAATGGATTTTATTATAAGTTATAACAATTAAGATAAATAAAGGAGAAACAAATATATATGGCAAGAAAACCAGAAAAGAAAAAGCTAGAGAAAAAAGGTCAAATTAGTACATTTATGTTAATCGGAGAAGCAAAGGTTAATGATTATACATATAAGATTGATGAAAAATCTGAAAAATCCGACTGGATTTATAATCATCTAAATCTAGGCGTTGACTGTGGCGAAAAGTATGGAACTATCTATTCAGAGATGATGGGTGGTTATGGTTCTGAAAGAGATAATGTTGTTTATGTTCATGGTAAAAAAGATGATGGATCAGATGATTTTGAAAACAGATTTACTATTGATTGGGATGATAGATTTGATACCGAAATTATTGATTCAATTGGCAGCTTGTGCTTTATGACTGTTGGTCTTGAAAAGGATAAGAACGGTAAGGTTTATTACAAGAAGTTTTTAACATCATATGATGCAATTCTTTATATCAAACAGAATCTTGAATCAGGAATGGTTCTTAATGTAAAAGGTAATTTGAAGTATTCAACTTATAATGATAATACTGTTGTTAAGAAAGAAATCAACAATGTTGTATTGTCAAAGGTCGATGATTCAAGTAAGTATTCTGCTAAATTTACTCAAACTGTTTTGCTTCAAAAGGATAGCATTGGTAAGCCGGATAAAGATAAGAATATGATTCCTATCTATGCAAAGGTTCTGGATTATGTTAAAGAAATGAACGGCGTTGAGGTTAAGGGTAATGTTCCTTTCAATAAGGCTTTTGAATATGAGATCGATTTAACCAATAAAGAATTAGTCCAGAAGGCAATCGAGAAGGTATTTAGAGTCAAGAAGGGTGTTACAGAGATCACTTTTGAAGGCGATCTTATTGAAAGTGGTGCATTAGTTACTGTAACTGAAGCTGATATTCCAGACGATATTAAAGAACTTATTGAAATTGGAGCTTACACTTTAGAAGAAGCATTGACTAAGTGTACTGAGAATACTGGCAAGGAAAAGAGAATGGTTCTTCGTAAGCCTGTAATTAAGATGGTTGGAGATGAAGGTGAAAAGACTCCTGTTATTCAAAAATTTGAACAAAAGTATTCTGAGGAAGATTTATTGCTGGATTGTTTGATTAAAAAGGAAGAACCTGAAGATGACAATACGGAAGATAGTGATGCGCCGTTTAATGTTGATGATGGCGAAGTAGCTGCAACAGACGATGACGATTGGCTTAGTCAATTATAATAACTGTAGTATTTAAAGAATAGTTTATAGTTTATATGGGTTGTTATATGAGAATTTATAGCAACCCAATAAAAGAATAGAAGGAGAATAAAATTTGGGCAAATACGGAAAAAAGAACGAAGTAAATCTTGACCCGTTACAGTACGGAATAACTCTTTTGGGCGAAAGTGGAGTAGGAAAAACTACTTTAATAATGCAGGTTTGTGAAAAACTAGCAGGAGAAAACGGATATATGTTCCTTGATTGCGGAAAAGAAGATGGGTCAAGGGCGATAACAGGTATTGTTAGTGAGACATGTGAGGATTGGGAAAAATTCGATGATGTAACACAGGATATCATTGACAATAAAGCAACTGATTATCCTGACTTGAAGGTTATCGTTATTGATACCATAGATCAGCTATTTGATATATCAGAACCAGAAGTGGTTAGATTATCAAATTTAGCCACACCAGACAAGCCAGTGTCGTCAATAAATGCAGCTTTTTCAGGTTTTGGAAAAGGGCAAGATAAGGCGATTGAAATTATATTAAATAGATTATGGGAACTCAAAGACGTTGGGGTTTCATATATTTTAATCGGACATGTTAAAAATAAGGAAATAACAGATGTTGCCACTGATGATACATATCAAAGTTTAACTTCAAATTTATCACAAAGATATTTTAATGCTATTAAAACCAAAGTTTACTTTTTGGGGCTTGCATACATAGATAGAAAAATAGTAAAGGAAAAGACGGGTAAGAAAAATATAGTCACTAAAAAAGACGAATTGAAGAGTGTAGTCAAAGAAGAGGCAAGGCGAATTAATTTCAGAGATGATAATTTTGCCTTGGACAGTAAATCAAGATTTGCAGACATTGTAGAATCTATACCTATGAATGCCGACGAATTCATTAAGGCTATTAAAGATGCTATTTTATCAGAACACAATAAAGGAACTAAATCCTTAGAACAATCCAAGGCAGAACAAGAAAAAGCTGAAGCAGAAAAACTAAAAGCAGTAGCAAAGGCACAGGAAGAAAATAAAAAAAATAAAGAATTAAAAGCTTTAATAAGCCAGATTACAGATTTTATTAAAGAAAATAAGTCTGATATGAGCGTTATAAAACCGATTCTTGAGAAGTCAAAAGAACTCAATTTTGCTAACCCTACTCTCATAGATAATATTGAAGATGCTCAATTAATCGTCAATATGATACTACCCACAGAATAGTATCACAATCAATAACACTATATTTAAGTCCTGTGCCACAAAACACAGGACTTAAAGAAAGGAGATTAGATGGCAAGATTAACTGTAACTCATTTAAATTCAGAAGAAAAAAGGCAGTGGGATGAATTATATCAATATGTTAGAAAAGAAATTTTACAATACGATGACAAGCAAAGTATTCCATCTAATTTAGTTTTACGGTTAAAAGGATTGTCAACAGGTAAATTAATTGAAAATAGAGCCATAGAAGATAAAGCCGAATACTCTTATGAAATTATTTTGTACGCCTTTAAAGTGTGTAAATCTAACATTTTGTCAGCAATTAAAACTAAAGATTTCAAAAATGAAATGTCTAAATTTCTTTATATCTGTGCAATCGTAGAAAATAATATCAACGATGTTTATTTAAGGGTTACTAATGCTAAAAAATCTCAAGAAAAAACAGAGAATATGAACGTCGAAAATCTTTCTCATGGTGGTGCGGAATACCAAAGCAAAACAGAAGAAACAATTAATAAAAAACTGAAAGATTTGTGGTAGCAAATGGAGGTGAGAAAATAGCAATAAATAATAAAAAACAAACTAAACTCACTCCATTTGAGCAGGAAGCTATTGATACCTTAAAGAAAATCAGTGAATTTAAAGAGGCTTGTGAAGCTAATGTAGTTTCAATATTACATAAGAAACCTGATGAAATCCACGAAGCTAATCTTAAATTAGAAGATTTTTCTCAAAATATCTGGCGTGTCTACTGGAAAATTATAAATGACATTATTTTATTGGAAAATAAAAATGTCTTAGACGACATTACAATTGGTCTTTACCTTGAAAAGCATCCTAAACTAAAAGAAAAATATGATGAATATGGTGGATACACAACCCTTATCAATGCAGGATCATATGTTAAAGTTGAAAATTTAGATGGATACATACAAGAATTAAGAAAATGGAATGCAGTAATTAAACTTACCAAACGTGGGTTTCCAGTAAAGGACAGACTAAGCGATTTCTGTGATATGACAGCAGAAGAAATTTATAATGAACATGAAGCATTTCTTAATGATACTTTTGTTAACCTCAATAATGATATTAAAAGCTATGATATTTCAGATGGGATTGAAGAGTTAATCGAAGAATTGAATGAAGGATTAGCTGTCGGTTTACCTTATTACGACATGCCAATGACAACAAAAGAAACAGGCGGGCAGTATTTAGGGTCTATTACTTTAGTAGGTGGATTAAGTAACGTTGGAAAATCTACTTTTGTAAGAACATCTACGATACCTAGTACATTAAAACACAAAGAAAAGCTTGTAATTATGCTTAATGAAGATGGTATTAAGAAGTGGCAAAGAGAACTGTTGGTGTTTGTAGTTAACAATGTTTTTAAATTCGACCTCCAGAAACATGTTGTAAGAGATGGAAAATATAATGAAGAAGTTAGGGGATTGTTATATAAGGCAGCTCAATGGATAAAAGAACAATCTCAAAATCATGTATTAACTGTAATACCGTTCCAACAATATAAAACATCTAATGTAATTAAGGTGATTAAAAAGTATTCAAGTATGGGAGTTAAATATTTTCTACTAGACACTTTTAAATTAGATGCAGGGAAAGTCAACGAGAACAGTTGGCTTGAGATGCAACAAAATATGGTTCAGATTAACGATATTATTAAGCCCGAAGCTAAGAATTTGCACATAACAATTACTTTTCAGTTACATAAAGGTAGTTTTAAGCAAAGGTACTACACACAAGAGAATATCGGAATTGCGAAAAATATAGTTGACACAGCATCTACTTGTATTATGATACGTGATTTACTAGATGATGAATATACTGGTGAAAAACGAGAATTGAAGGTTTATAAGTTAGAGGGAAAGAACGGAAGAACAAAACTTCCAGTTAAGCTAGACAAAGACAAGCGTTATCAAATAATATTTATTGTTAAAAACAGAGAGGGTTCTGCTAATCAATACCAAATTGTTATAGAGCATGATATGAGTAGAAATATAATGAAAGAGGTTGGGATTGCAAATGTACCTATAGATTGGTGATTAAAGGTGGTATTTAACAGATGACAGTGACAGAATTAAAAGAATATATTTACAAAGAAAATAAAATTGAATATGTCCTTATTAGTATTGGTTGTCATTCAGTTAGATATCATCCTAATAAGGAATTTTACTCAGTAGCAAATAAAGATGGCGATAACACTGGAGCAATAAATATTCAAAACAATAAATATTTAAACTGTAAGAATTATACACGAAGTCAGTATTTTGACGAAAAGTCTGATTTAATTTCACTAGTAGAATATACATTAAAAATTGACTTTAAACAAGCATTTAAATATCTTCATGATTTACTTGGATTGAAGTTTACATATAAAAGACAAGATGCACCTAAAGTTGAAAAAATTGATCCACTTAGTATTTTTAAAAAAGTTAGGTGTAATAAAAAAGTAAATGTTTTGGATTATAAAGTTTTAGACGAAGATGTTTTAAATGACTATATTCCACATATTCATATTGATTTTTTTAGAGAAGGTATCATGCCTTGGACGGCAAAGAAATTTGGATTAGGTTATAGCTATAAGTACAAACGAGTCATAATACCATTAAGGCATTGGGCTACAGGCGAACTACTTGGAACAAACGCAAGAACCACCGTTGAAAACTATGATCTGTTTGGGATAAAGAAATATTTTATAACACCGTCATACCCCAAAAGTATTAATTTATTTGGATTGTATGAGAACATGGAAAGTATAAAAAAAGCTGGATATATAGTAGTTGTGGAGTCTGAGAAATCTGTTTTGAAACGAGATAGTTTAAGCGATTCAACATTAGTCGCTTTATCTGGACACTCTATATCAGATGAGCAAGTGAGGATATTGATTGGATTAAATGTGGATATTGTAATTAGCCTTGATAACGACATCTCTTTAGATGAAATACGTCATATGTGTAGTAAGTTTTATGGGATTAGAAACATTTATTACACATATGACAAATATGATTTACTTGGCGAAAAAGACAGTATAGCTGATAAGCCAAATAAAATATATGAACATTTTATGAAATATAAGATTAAATATGATGGATTAGAACACAAGAAATATTTAGATAGTTTGAAAACAGATAGAAAGGTGGTCTAATGGCAAGAAAAACAAATTCTACAGTGTTCGGAGTGGGTATTACTGGTAATAAGTATCCTTGCAGAATAAATGGTGTACTCACAAAAGAATATCGTGCATGGCAAAATATGATAGCAAGATGTTATAAAAAGACAAATGATGTATATGAAGATGTTATATGTTGTAACGAATGGTTACTGTATGATAATTTTTATGAATGGCTACATAAACAAGAGAATTTTAATAAGTGGTTAAATGGATATAGATGGTGTGTAGATAAAGATATATTAATAAAAGGCAATAAAATTTATTCACCAGAAACATGTTGTTTAGTTAGTTTCAGTATAAATATGTTGTTTGCAAAAAGAAATAAAAAACGCGGAGATTTGCCAATAGGTGTTTGTTTTGAAAATTATACACAAAAATATTTAGCACATTGCAATACTGGCGGTAATAATGGTGTTAATTTAGGTAGATATGATTCACCCAAAGAAGCCTTTTGTCAATATAAAGATTACAAAGAACAACA